CGACAGACAAGGTAAACGACTTGCTCGAAAAAAGGAGTGAGGTAATAAGTTTAGTTGGAGACGTGAAATCATCCGTTAATAGATGGAGCAACACGATTGGTAGCATTCTTGAGTCTAAAGTGGGGACATCAATTTCCCAGAACTCAGAAAGTGTTTCATCAATGTGTTCAGCTGTTAGCGAATATTCCGCCATGCCTTATGTTTATCCTGAAAGCGAAACTTCTTGTCAATACAAGGAGCGTATGCTTAACGAAAATTTGCGAAAATTTTCGTTGAGACTTTCGGATAAGGACATGGAAATGATGGACCCATCTATTCTTACTAATGAACAAGTTCGAATTTATCGCACCAAACTTGCAAAAGAAGATGTTGAAAGAGCATGGTTTTTTGACACAAAGAAGCGAGCAGATAGACACACAAAAATTGTTTATCATGCTGGAACGGAACTTTGTAAAAAATCAATTGATGATAGTATTCAATCATCTACATTGAAAATTGCTGAATCATTGCCAGTATTAAATTACGCAACTGTTATTCAGGAATGTAAACAAAATTCAATTAAGAGGAGTTTTCGTAATAAGTGTTTTGTAACGGCTGGAGTAGCTGCGACAGCTGTGGGTTTTTCTGTTTTACTTTACAATATAGTAAAAAAAAAAAAGAAAGATGATATTGTATCAGAATACAATAATTTTACTCAATTTGGACGAGAACATGTCCGAAATTTTTCTATTTATAATTCGGTATTGTCCGATCTTAAAAAGGCGGACATAAATTATACTTTAGTTATATCAGCATTGTGTTCACTTTCTTATATAACTACCAATTCATCTTCAAATCCTTTAATGCCAATTATAGACGGTATTTTGGATCAATTAAGTGAAATAAATTTATCTAACTGGAATCAGGCACTGCAGGTAACAGAGTTAGAGTGTAACCAGTATGTGAAATTAACTGATAAAGCATGCTACCATAGGGTATGCTCACATCAAAAAGATGATGGATCTTTCGACTTAGATTTGAATATAACTGATCCACCAGTGATTTTTGTTAAAGCGCAGCGCTATCATACAACTCTTAATCATATGCGTTATGAAGGAGGGCAATTGACTGGTCAACCTTTAATATCTTCTTCTTTAGAGTATTCTTGTAAGTGGTGTCAGTCGATAGACTCCTATTTGAAAGATACATCTGAAAAATTTTACGTGTCTAAATTTATGAGTAAATATCTGCCTACTCATATGACCTACCTTATAACTCACAAATTAACATTACCTATTGTTTTTTCTTTATGTTACTTAATTTATAGTATAGTTTTGTCACAAAAAGAAGAACGAATTTGTAAAAAGGAAGGAAAGGGAAAATCCAAAAATTCCCGATATAAATCTCGCTTAGGGAACCACTTCCAATCACCACGTGCAAAATTAATGAAGATAAAAATAGCGAAGCGAATGGGAGCTCTTCATCGATCCCTTACGGACGGTGAATACAATGAGATTCGAGATCTTGTGCAGAAAATGAAAAATCCAGATGATGATGAAGATTTAAAAATTTTTGAGGATTCCTTAAAGAATATGAGTTCATATAATTGGGATCAAGCTCTTTCTTCGAGTAGTACTTGGAAATATCTGCGTGATATGGATGTGATCACTTACGGAGATGATGAGTCAGATAATGAAGAAGTAGCAGAGTGTAAACCAATACCTTTTCACACTGTTGAATTACAACAAGTTGTTCCTGAAGCTATTGTGAAATCTAAGGATGAAATAAACAAACCGCAACGAATGTATATATCGATGCAGGATACAAAAACTCCTTACTTCACAACTGATATAATTGGTGATATGCAAACACTTCAAGAGCAAATAAATGTGTTGAAAATGCAAAATACGCATTTAGAAAGTGTGAATAAATCATATCAATCGAAGCTTGAAACACCTAGTATTGTTGATGACAAACAAAAATTTGTGCAGCGCACACAAAATAAGGAACATAAATGTCAATCGTGTGATTTTAAAACAAAGTCACAACAAGCATTTAGAAAGCATTTTTCCCTTGATTGTACTAAACGATCCAAAGATTGTTTTGCTTGTTCTACGAAAATTATTGTAGTTAATTTTAAAGATCATATAAAAAATTGCCCTAAAGGGTATTGTAAGCACTGTCGGTTAATTTTTGATAAACCTTTTTTCTTTTCTCATTTAAAACAATGTGCAACTAAGCAAATTAAAGAGAAGGATAAAGTAATTGGTCCTTGTGCGTCTCCTATTATGCTCCCTAGGACTGAAATTAAATGGGATCAAAAGGAGCCTAAGGGTGAAATTAAATCACATATAACTATTGAAAGCGCTACACAAAATAAACCTTGTCGCGTTACGAATGGGAATATGATTTTCTCTCCTGATGGTTATTTTGTTGGGAACGGATTTATTATCAACACGCGTCTTGTTACAGCTGCTCATGTTGTGAAAGAAGCTTTACAGAACGGTAAGTTGCGAATAAAAAGTCGCGACCGCGATTCAGGGACAATTCATGAATATGAGCTTAATAGAGAAGACTTTATTATTAGTCCAAAAAATTTAGATCTTGCATTCACACGTAAACCAGTAGTAGGACAATCATTACCATTTAAAGTTGCGCCCTCAATGAAGAGTGTAGTTTATATAGTAGGGTATCAAAATAATTTTACTGAATTTATTAAAGATGCAGGAAATATATTAACATCAGGACAGGGTGTAGAAGACTATGATCTCCATAATTGTCCAACAGTAGGTGGACTTTCAGGTTCTCCTATAATTGAAGGTGATCAAGTTGTCGCCATGCACTATGGTGGAGATGCTAAAGGTAACAATGCAAACTACTGTTATCTTATGGATGTAATAAAAAAAAATATGGATGAGAGTTTAAACGGGACTGGCCAGTCTCGTTCTTAACTCATCCGTGTTTTTTAAAAGAACGAGCCACAGAGGGGCCAAAAATACCTCTGAAATTTCTTTTTAAGTCTAGATTCAAGACTACTTACTCTAGAAGCAGTTCTGGGGAAAATAAAGATATAATTGCTTTTTGGGAGCAAAATAGATTCCCAATTATTCATAAGTATGAACTCTCTCATCCAAATGTTGAGTTGAGTTATCAAAGTTTAGCAAATTATTCTCCTCGAACAGTTCAAATTGATGACCGGATTTTGAAGAAATCAACAGATAGTGTTTACAAATTTTATAAACCTATTATGCGACAATGTAGGGTTATCTCACGCGAAGATGCAGAATGTTTTTTAAAAATGAAAAAACGCTGTGGGATTCCTTATACAGATATGTACCCAACTAAAGAGGAATTTGTATTCTCAGAGGAGTGGTTATCAGAATATCAAATATATTTTGACAATCTTATGAAGGCAAAAGCCGGAATTCCTTTAGAAAATATAGTTTTTCAGTTAAGTGGTAAGAAAGAATTGAGGAAAAAAGATAAGGATCCTCGTATTTTTATGTGCAGTCCTATTACGCACCAAACTGCGGGGTTGCAATTTTTTTATAAGCAAAATATGATGCTGCAAATTACTGATAATCCTGTTTGTATTGATTTTAACCCTTGGTCTGGCGGGTGGGATAGATTTGTCCGTAGCTATGAATCATGGGAGTTTAAATTCAGTGCTGACTATACTCAGTATGATGCTGCACAGAGTATTGAGTTGCTTCATGCTATGTATCGTTTGCGTCTCAATTGGTTACCTTTCCAGGACCGTTTATATTACGGTAACGCAATACAGAGTTGGTATCTTCAATTGGCATATGGTCTAGTTTGTGCTGAAGATGGCAATATTTATGCCAAAATGGGAGGTATGCCTAGTGGTGTAACTAATACTATTACGGATAACTCTCTTATCAACTTTGTGATACATTTGTATGCTTTTTACAAAATTTTTCCGACTAAAAATTTTGACGATTTTAAAAACGAAATTTATATTCGTTTTACAGGTGATGATAATTTAGCAGGAACTACTCTTGATAGAGATATTATAAATCGAATGTACCAAATCATAGATACTGATTTTGGTATTAAAGTAAAATTTGTTCTTTATTCCGCAAATATTATTGATCACACCTGGCATTCATGTTCAACAATTAAATTTTTAGATCGCTATATTTTTATTCCCGAGTATGCCAAGGTTTTAGATTCTGTTATGTTTGGAAAACGATCATCCTCAAGAGTTGAAGAGATTATTAAACTGACAGCTTTAAAGACTTACTCGTGGGCTAATCCTGAAGCGTATAATATACTTGATGAATTGATTAAATTTTATCACACACAATATTTTCATGAAATAAAAGCAGGAACAAAGCTTTTAACTTATGACGATTATTATAAGCAAAATTTAAGCTATTATGAGATAATGGAGATGTTTTTTGGGTCGGCCGCTAAATCTATGGAACCCATAAATGAATCAACTCATATGCCTAAGTTAATTAAAAAGAATAATAAAAATGTGCGTATTCGACCTGTGCGCGTGCTTGCACGCGTTCAAAAGGTTTCTCGACCTAATCGAGCACCGAAGGGACCCCGAAGACTTCCACGACGTGGAGCTTCTGCTTTGGACCGATCGACTAGAAAGCACTTTGTACACCGAG